CTATTGTGCTATTACGGATAAGGATTCGAGGATGACGATGTGGAGGCCGACAAAGGGTGAGCGTTATGCCTACAACACCACGACAACTTATGAGGGCTCTATGCCTCCGAGCGTTACATACAGGCACATGGTTGAAGTGCCCACCCGAAGTCTTGATAGCTATCTCCTGCATAAGCAGTTCACCTACATCGACCTATTGTGGATTGACTGGTACAATGCGGAGCTGACCTTGCTCAAAAACATCCTACCCCATACGTCTAATACGAGCTTAATCTTTGTTCGTTGGGGAAATCTGATAGATGTAAATGGGAAGCCTGTTTGCAGGAGGATACTCGATTTGTTGGGCGATGATTGGAATATATTAGGACTGTGGGATGCTGACATACTGCTCTACAACTGCCGTTTTGTTACTCCAAAGGAAAGTTAAGGAAAGTATTACCTTTGTACGATAAACCTTATTACTATGTGCAAGTGTAGAGGAAGAAGAGGGGGGAGTAAATGACCCTCGAAAAGGCTACCGAGCTGTTAGCCCATATCTCGAAGGAGTATGCTATTTACGAGGTTAAGAAACGCTCGGATAAGTTCTATGTGCCTGACTTTTACCCAACATATCGGGCTTGTGTCGATATGGCTGCTCGCCTAAAGGTACATTCGGACTATGATGCCTTCCCCGAAAAGCTACTCAAAGAGAAAGCCCCTAATGAGCTTCCGCACGAGTTCAACTATCGTAAGCAGATTTATAGGCCGATTACTGTTCCGTACTTCCACAAGGCGGTAAACGTTGCTGGTAGGGTTTGGAACAGGCAGAACTATGAAATACGCTTCGGCAATATTGAGCAGGAGCGTTACCTCAATGAGGAATACCCTCGCTTTGGCAGTATTGAAACCTACTTTCAGCAGATAGTAACTTTCGTTACGCTTACCGACCCCAACGCTGTGCTGGGCATTATGCCCGTAGGCTTGGAATATTTTGAGGATGGAACGTTCAATGATACTGTTGAGGTTAAGCCAACGGCATATTGCTTCAAGAGTAAGAAGGTGTGGGGGTGGAAGGATGAGGAGTATGCTATCATCCGTGCGGAACACAGTTCAAAGGTTCACTTAGGCTCGGAGAAGAAAGAGGTTGAGGATGGCCTTGTGTTTTATATCTTCGATAAGAATGAGATTCTGATAGCCACTCAGGTAGGTAAAAAGAGCGATTACACCTTCGACATTGAGTTGTACTACCGACACAATATGGGTGTTCTTCCCTGCGTAAGACTTGGCGGTATTTCGGTTCAAGAGGATGGGGATTACTACTACCATTCGTTTTACACCCCTGCTATCCCTGCATTAGACCAGGCCGTAAATGACTTTTCGACCTTGCAGATGAGTAAGTTCTCTCATGCCTTCTTGCAGAAGTGGGAGTATGTAGATGAGTGCGACAAGTGTAATGGTTCGGGGCAGGTAGAAGAGGCATTGGGCTTTGAGGATAAGGTTGCTATTGCCTGTTCAAATTGTGGAGGCACGGGCACACGCAGGATGTTTGGTCCGCTATCCGTCTATCAGGTTCAAGCACCGAATAGGTTTACTACCGAAACTGAAACCAAGATTCAGATACCGCCTGCTGGCTTCATTGACGTAAAACACGAAATCCTTGACTTCTTAAACAAACAGGTCATTACTAATATTCAGATGGCTTTCGAGCTTTTGAGCATTGACGTAATGAACAATGAGAAGATTTCGGGCAGGGAAACGGCTACGGGTAAGGCTATTGACAGGGAGGAGTTGTATAGCTTTCTGTTGAGTTTTTCGGGTGTTGTGTTCTCTGACTTTCAGTTTGCTATCAATATGATTGGCAGGATGCGTTATGGCGACTCTTGGCAGCAGCCTGCTATGCGCTACCCTCAGAACTTTGAGATGAGGACTGATGCAGAGCTGACCACCGAAATCAAGAACGCCCCTTCGTTTTCAAGGGCTATGTTGGCTCAGCAGTATTTGGACACTCGCTTTCCTATTGAGGAGGTTAAGAGTGCCATTATGAAGCTATCCGTTAAGGTTGACCCTTACTTCAATTTGGATGCTAAGGAGGTTATGATGCTATCTGCATCTGGGATTATTGAGAAGTGGGAGGCTATTATGCACTTTAAGGTTGAGTCTATCATCCGTGATTTAGTCTATGAGGATGAGGGGTTCTTAAACTTAGAATACTTAGAGCAAAAGAAAAAGATAGAGGATGTGGCAAAATCACTTGTACCAAAGGAAAAAGGCTTAACTTTGCCAAACTTATTCACATCTAATGGACTACGAAAGAATAATTCAAGAGCTGGACTCCCTGCCGAAAGAAGTAGCGACGAAGAACCAGCAGACTGAGAACGATTTATTTGAAGCCATTTTGGTGCTTCTGTCTACATTTTCCTATACAGATGGGGATATAGACCAATCGGAGGAGAACTTTGCTAAACTTGCCACTCTGCGCTCAAAAATAAAGGAATTGGCTGACAATGCTGGGCTTTCTGAGTTAACCGCATATTTCATTCAGCGAGTCGAGTTTATGAAGGGCTTTATTGATAGCACCCTAAACACCCGTTCAATATCTAAGACTACAAGAGAGGAGATAAACGAAGGACAGACTTCTATTGAGGAAACCGTTGTTGAGTCTTTGAGCGAAGTTTCTTCCGAAATAACCTCAGAGATACTGAACACCTTAACCTTTATGATGGTCTCAGGGGCTTCAAGAACGCTTATTGAGGATGCTCTTGAAGAGTTAATAGTCGGCACTCAGTCTAAATTAGGCGTAGTTTCATCTCTATTGAATACCAAAGTAGACATTATGTTCTCATCGGTTGTTCGCTCCTATGCTATGATGATATACACGGCATTGGGGTACGACAATTTTAGATATGAAGGCGGTCTTATTGCCGATTCAAGGCCTTTTTGCATTGAAAGAAACGGCAACAACTATACTACTGAACAGATAGAGGCATGGGCTGACTTACCCGATTGGAGGGGCAGAATGCCTGGCACAAATGCTCAAACCATTTTCTACTATTTAGGCGGGTATAGATGTAGACACTGGTTAGTGCCTATTAAAAATGAAACCAATTAACCCCAAAAAATATGGCAAACAAAATTCGTGCGTATAGCAAGGGCAACATCATTTGGATAAGTGAGGCTATTGCTAAGAATCAGGCGTTTTTGAACAAGTACAACATCCGTGTTGACGATGAGTCTTTTAGCGGCCCTATTGTCCCCGAGCCAACGCCTGATGAGCCTCGTAGGGCTAAAATATTAACTGCATCTACGAATGACACCTCTGAACTACCCGAAGTCCCTGAGTTGACGGAAGAGCCTGTTCAGGAAACGCAGGTTGAATCTGTTGATGAGTTGACTGAGGAGGAGAAGCCCAAAAGAACAAGAAAACCTAAAACTGAAGAATAATGGCTATTGACCACAAAGAAATGTCTAAGTGGCTCTTTGACAAAGAGCAGGAGTTTGAAAGCCTTGATGAGTTCAAGGATTTGCTATCCAAGAAGTATGTGAGCCGTGAGGTCGCTGCTGACGATGAGGATATTAAGAACAGGGTAACGGGCAAGACGCTTGGTGCTTTGGAAACTAAGTTTAAGCGTTCCTTTGGCTTATCTGAGGATGAGGTGAAGGGCAAGAAGCTATCTGAACTCTTTGAGTTAGCCGAGTCTAAGAATAAGGCAACCATTGAGCAGTTGCAGGCACAGGCTAAGAGTGCAGGTTCTACTGAAGAGCTGAATGAAATCCGTGAGCAGTTGGCGGAGGCTCGCAGAAGGGCTAAGGAGCAGGAGGAGTTGTCGAGTTCATTGACGAAGAAACTTGAAGAAACGGAGCAATCTTCATCGGCTAAGTTTCAGGAGTATGTAATATCAATGAATGTTGAAAAGGTTAAGAACTCTATCCCTTGGAGTGATACTGCCAACCAATATGCTCGTAAGGGCTTTGAAATGGATATTAAAGAAAAGTATATCTTTGCACTGTCCGATGATAAGTTGATTGTAACGGACAAGGCGGGTAATCAGATTAAGAACGATAAGGGTACTGGGTACTTAACGGCTGAGGAGCTTTATCGTTTAGAGGCTGAGAAGGCAGGGTTGGTTAAGAAAGCTGGAGAAGCTGGCTCTCAGACCAAAACGACTCAGGTGAGGATGCCTTCGCCCGACAGACCGATGAGATATGCTCATCCACGCCTTGAAGGACACCGAGAGGCTTTGAGCAAGGAATAACACGACACGCTGTGTCTGGCAGACATAAAGTGCTAAATGTGCCGAAGGGGTAGGCAGATAAAAACTTCCAAAACCTTTTTTAATCTTTAACCAAAATGTCTTACGGATATTCTTCTTTTATCTCCTGCCCCGACATACAAGGCAGGCTCGAGGATGGCTACTTTAAGGGCGACCCTCAAATGTTTCCAGGGCACATCAATACGTTGCGTGCCGTAACTTCACCAATTAACGAGCAGGGCATCCTGCAAAATCAAATCGACACTAAGAATGGCCACTATCGTGCCGTTGAGGTTGTTTATCAGCCTCGCATGACTGACACGGGGACTACTTCTTCTGCCGAACTCGATTGTGCTGCTGGCTCTGTTTATGGCGAAACCTCTCAGTTGTATAACATCGACCCTACGGTTGGTGCTTCACGCAAGTGGTCTTTCAACTTAGATGACCTTGCCCCACGTTGTGAGGGTGATGAGAACTATGTTGCCCGCCAATTAGCTATGCATATGCAGGCTATTAAGCGTTACATGAACAACGAGGCTGTTACCTTCATTGGGTCTAACTTCGGCAACTTCGCTGCAAATGCAGGTTCTACTGTAACGGGTGGCAATCTTTTGACCACTGCGACCAAGAACACTGCTACTGGCTCTGTTGTTGGAACGTACCTCGATGACTTTATGTCTGACGTAACCTACCAATATCAGTTGGCTGAGGGATGGGACAGACCTATCATTATCGGTGGCGAGTTGGTACACAAGTACATGACTGCCCTTCGTTCAAGCTGTTGCGCTACGGTGAACGTAGACCTTCAAGCTATGATGGCTTCTGATGCTCAGAGCTACTACTTCTTTGAGCCAAGAGCTGACTCTACCTTCGGTGCAACGGAGTTCGCTTTTATGGCACCAGGTGCCGTTCAGATGATTCGTTATAACGCCTTCAAAGGTGCTAACGGCATCCGTGTAATTGACGACCAAGCTATCAAAAAGGGTACTATTGTAGACCCTGAAACGGGCTTAGAGTTCGATTACTACGCTCAACTCGACTGTAACCAATGGAAGTTCTTCCTCGGCTTATCTTACAAGTATGTAACTATGCCTACGGATATGTTCTTCACTGGTGATGCCCTTGATGGTGTTAACTACATCTTCAACGGTAAGATTACAAACCCTTGATTTGTGGTGTGTGTGTGGGTAAGGGGGTGCGAAAGCATCCCCTTTTTTATTACTAACTTTGTCGTATGAGTTGCTGGAATAACGTAATCGGTGTACGGGGTTTATGCGACCCTAATGTAACGCCCTCGAGTGGGTTGTATATCAACGACCTCACGGGTATATCTATGCGTGATATTGATTCAGGTGTTAATGAGGAGGATAAGACCGCCTTCACCCTTATTGAGCGCAAGATAGACCAAGCTGCCAACATGATTCAGGCGGAGAGCCTTGCCTACCTCTACAATCGTTGGAACTACACTACGAGCAGTTGGGATGGGCAGGTTGGGTTTTGGCCTCAGAGCTTACAGGCGTTGCCTCAGAGTGCTGTTTTTAGGGGCATAGGCGTAAGATATAGGCAGGCCGACTACATAGCCGTTACTTTGACCGCAGTAAACCTATTGGTGAACTACACGGGGATTGTTACCGTGCGTGTCTACGATATGATTACGGGTGATGTATTGCAGGCTATCCCTGTTCAGACAACCGCAGGAACTCCATCGAGGGTTGTGGTGAATAAGAAGTTCACAAGTAATGGGCAGTTGCTTAACCTCGCCTTCCTCTACAATGCTACTGCCGTTCCATCCTACCAAACAAGTCTTTACCCTGTCTATGGCTGTGGCGGATGCTCTCGTGGTTCGAGGTGGCAGAATAATGTTTTGGAGCGCACGTTGGAGTTCCCTGCTCCGGGGGCTGTTATTGAGCAGAACATATCGGGCGGCTCGTGGACTGGAGGCCTTTCTATTGAGTACCAAGTAGCGTGTTCCTTTGAGAGTCTTTTGTGCGCTCATATTGGGCAGTTGGGCTACCCGCTTCTCTACAAGGCAGGTATGCTCATTATGAAGGAAATGGAGTTTTC